ATGTGTGATTGTGTGTGTGTGTGAAGGGCTGTGTTGTGATTGTGTGTGTGTGTGTGTGTGAAGGGCTGTGTGTGTGTGTGTGTGTGTGTGTGTGAAGGGATGTGATTGTGTTAGTGTGTGTGTGAAGGAAAAGTTGTACTGGTTGGGACTGTTGTAACCATAAATTTTTTATCGTCAAAATCAGCAGCTACATAATTAGAATTCGTAATGGTTGTAAAATTATCAAATAAAACAATATCACCGGGCTCCAATACTAAATTGGTAGAAGTGGTAACCGTTACTTCGGTCGATCCATTAGTGGTTGTGAAAGCATTCGTTTCAGTGGTTGTGGATTTAATGGGATGAATATCATAGAAAACTCCACCACTATACGCGTATAAAATTCGATTCGTTCCAACGATAGAGTATTTGGTTCCAGCATTATTAATAAGGTGGTGTTGAGCTCTGGCTGCTCCGATTAAAGAATCATCTCCAAGTTGTTCCCATCCCCCTATTTTCTCTGGAGTTCCATAACGAAAGCGCACATTGGCGCCTCCTTGCCACTGGAATTCTCCGCCTGTGGGTGTAACTTGTTTATTAAATCCTGGTAAAAAGCCTATTTTTTGTAACATAGAAAATCCGTTTCTATTACAAATATACCATATTTTTAGTGAGATCAACTGGTTATAGGTAGGCACAGAAGACTTTTGTGGTGGAAAAATCCCCCATGCCAGACTTCTATATATATTATTTTTTAGGAGAGGGCAACTTAACCTTTTTAAACCAAGAAGGAAGTCCTAAAAAAGGTCTACCATCAAATCTATTTTCTATAGCTCCAGGTGAATTAATTTGATTATAATGCAGAAAGACTTGACAGCAGTTTGTTCCTTGAAAAGCCTCTCTCCAATGCTCAAGTTCACATCCAGAATAAATCAGCATATCGCCTGGATTAAGACTGACTTTAACTCCTTTATCAGTCGTAGGAACATAAGGACCTTCAGGAGGTTTACCTACATTTTTATGGGGTGCTAAATATATATCCCATTGTTCTCCCCCTAAAAACATAGTGGTGGATATTTCACAACTAAAACGGTCTTTATGTCTCTTTAAAATATCCCCCTTTTTATAAATTCTAGCATAAGAGTAAGTGGGAATAAGTTTAAGTTTTGTTTCCTTTTCCATTTTAGGTTTAACTTTTTCTAGCAGAGCTTCCATCACCAAATCTGCATAATGGGAATAAGTATTGGGCATTTGCTGATCGGTCCAAATTCCCCATCCTTCCTCAAAAGGCGAAATATAACGATCATCCAGAAACTTTCTAGCAACCCTACGCTTCATGCTAAAATAACCATAGATAAAATTAGCCATGTCTTTAGTAATGACGTTTTTAATAACTAAATACTTTTTTCTTTTAAAATTCATACAAATTTAATATTCCCTGCCACCGATGTTCTAATGACCTTTGAATTAAAGTGCATGACCTGATGTCTTAAAGTGGCAGGGAACATCATTAAGGTATTTACTCTAGGATCAAAATGTTTTTCTGATACCACACTCCATCTATCTTCCCCATAAAAAAAACTAGTGCTTCCAGGATTAACTGCATTAGTTTCCTTTTTTTTAGCTTCATCCAGCATCCGTTGGGGTACTTCTAGCCATAAAGTAAAAGATAAATCACAATGAGAATGAACATGGACAGGATTATATTCTTTAGCTTTCATTCGATTAATCCACATTTGAGTTAGTTGGTACTTGCGATTAATTTTAGGTTGATTGGAAAATCTTTTCCACCCCTCTATCCAAGTATCAACATAAATTTGAAATTCATTAAAAATCCAGGGTTCTTTTTCTAGAGGAATAAAGATACTCATGTTCATTTGACCCACTCGATGTTGTCTCTGAATTTTTTTTAATTTTTTTCCTAGCTTTAAAAGTCTGGCACAGTAATCAGGATTAACTGGCATCTCTGCCAGATAAGGCCCAAAGTAATGATATTTATGTTGTGGGAGAACTGGTTGCATTGGATATAGGTTTAGGTACGCATTGAATATTCCAATGAACAAATCTAAAAGGTTCGACTCCCATATCGATTGGATATTGATGAGGAGCATAACCTGGAATAAGAACCATGGTCCCTGGTTGAACTTTATAATTGACCGCTTCATTAGCATGGGTAATTTTATTGGGTTCCTTTTGAGGAAGTTTAGTCATCATTGCTCCTTGTCTTGGGTCATGCAAAACTGGCATTGATGTTTTTTCACTACCTTTTAAAAAATAAAAACCTGTAACATGCTGGCTCCAATGCACATGGGCATTATGATGTCCGCCACCTTTGCTGGAAAATTCCTGCACCCACATGTCGGTATAGTGCAAGCTATGATTTTTTAAATCAAAACCGCACCAGTCTAAAAATTCATAGCTCCGATTACCACAATACTCTATAAATTCTTTAGCCTCAGGGTCATTAATCATAGTAACAGAATGATTAGATAAACCAAAATCTCCCAGTTTTTTTTTATACATTTTATTTCTTTCTTTTATAGAAGGTAAAAGATCTTTCTTGGCCTTCTTGATATACTTATCGGCTAATTTATTAATGGGTTTTATAAATTCAGGAACTTCATTGGTCCATACTGGAGTTCCAAAATATACATTTGCATTAAATTTACTCATTGAAAAGGGTACCCCAAATTCCAGACCACTAATGAATACCTCACTCCTTTCTTTACAGGTTTAACTCTATGCCATACAAAACTAGGAAAAATAACTAAAGAACCTTTGGGAAGAATATCTTTACACTCCTTTGTTTGTTTTCGTTTATCAGAATCATGTTGTCTAAAATCAAATTCCAGTTCTCCACCAGTATAGTCTTTTTCATCGGATAGAGAAACCGTAACCGACAACTTTCTTATCTTGCCTTTACTTGGACCCTCCTGAGGATAAACCCCATTCCAGCTATCACAATGCCAGCCATAATATTGACCTGGATTATATTTGGTAAATTGGCAAGACTCCGAGCAATCCCAGTTAAAATTCCACCCTGCCTCTTTATTAGCTTGATGAATATAAGGTTGTATTTCCTTATAAATCCAACGGTCATTCATCCAGACAATATTGGAATCCCTTTTCTTTTTTAAATTTTTAATTTCTTTTTTATTTAAGGGTTGTTTTTTTAAATCTCTATCTCTGCCTAACGCTCCTGTAACTGCCACACCATCTTGATGCCTTAATCCATATTTAACAATATCGTCACAGATTCTTGGAGGAATGGCGGCTTTAAACCACCAATAGTAATATTGTAGGTTCATACATACTCATAATTTATTGTTAAAAAAATATTACTTTGATTGCTTTTATTCTGAGATATAAAATAACGCTGTGTGGAAGGAAAAATAATAAATCTATTATTTTCTAAAGGAATATGCCAAGTCCTGTTTTTTCTGCGGTTATCATCGTATTCAATAACTAGTTCACAGGAATCGTTAGCTACATCCACTCCATAAAGACAAGTATAGTCTGGCGAATTCCTTAAAAGCAAAGGTTCAACTTGATGCCTAGTAATGGAGAATTCATGTGGACCATAAACATTTCCCCATTCTTTTTTATTAATTAAAGTTTTGGCATAATCCACTCTGAAATGGTCCCTAATATAGTCTTTTAACCATTGTAAAGGTTGGGAAAAGGGAACTTCAAAATCCTGATAAGAATAATCTTTTTTATTTTTACTTAAACGCTTTTCTGAAGCAAAGCTGTTGAGAATGTCGTTCTTGATTTTTTTGCGGTCAATTTTAATAACATGAACCGTGTCTGTATATAGGTCTATTTCACTTAATACTTTCTTCTGCATGCAGAAGATTTTATAGGATTTAAGGGGAGTTGTAAAGATAAGTACTAAAAACTGATCTAGATAAAAACTTCGGCATCCCAGGATTGAGTAGACTCATTCCAGGTGTGTGGCTTACCATTATCTGGCATAGGCGTTGGAGCTTCCCAATTTGTAGTTGTCGTATTTAAAGTCCAATTCGAATAGGGTGCTTTTTCGGCTCTGAAAATATTATTATCTTTATCATAAACCATTCCTAATCCTGCGTAGTTGCCCCTGAAGGGGGTTCCTCCTAGTCGGTGAGTCCCAGCAGCAGTATTATAGGATGTTTGAATCCACATAGATGCTGGCCAACCATGTATTCTTTCTAAGTATTCTTGACCTATCTTTTCATCTTCCTGACCATCAGCGTTAAGTATATCGCTGTTATTCACCGTCAAAACTCCAATTACTTTTCCATTGCTACCTAATTTTGCAAAATGTGCCATACTATTATCTATGCAACAAAAGTTCCTGGTCCTGTAAAGGTATGAATCGTATCACATCCAGAAGTTGTTACCGTTCCTGAAGTTGAACTAGAAGAAGCTGTTAATCTTCTAATTATTATTAGACCTGGTCCACCATTATTTGT